GTATGGGGTGACCTTTAATTTTCATAACAGCAGAACTTTTGCTGTTTGGAGGCAGCCTATTGCAGCCCACCATCGAGATGGTGTGGAAATGGATAGTGCGGTGCACATAAGTCATAGTTGACCACTGTGTGTGAATGCGAGGCGCTAGATGAAAGAGCCCTAGTCGGTTACATGTGTTCTACCCGAATCTGCCAGTTTACCCTCCTTCGTGAGGCAAGGCTGGGTGGTTTGGGAGTAATAGTAAATGCATGGTACTAGGTGTCTGCTTTCTACCCTGATAGCAGCGTATCCCCGGAAATTAAAGTTGATCGACGGTAACGACAGTTACCCCTGGAATTACCAGCACGGCAATCCAAGAAATGTCAACCTTTAATTCAGAGTCCCAAGTGTCCCGAGAGTCCCGAGAGTGTGTGTCCCAAGTGTCCCAAGGTGAAGAGAGACGTGTCCCACAGGGCATGTCTCGTCTTCAGTTGGAGAGGTGTGAAGAGCAAGTTGTGCCTGTCCAGTGTGATGATGATGACAATTGCGCAGATGATACTAGCATGCTGAGAAATCAGTGTGATAATTTTATCGGTGCGATTGGTGAGTATGGCAAATATCCGCGTGCGACGAGGAGGTCGATGTGGGTGTTGTTATCAACGGGTGAGGTTCTGTCTCCCATGTGTGATGGTGATAGAAGTGATCTCATTGTGGGTTTTGGCCCAAATGAGGATGTGAGTGAGTGGAAGGCTGTGCTGCCGTGTGGTACTGTGTATACAGGCGCATGTGCGGCAATGTTGTGCCACATGATGGCACAAGACAGATCATGTTCGTATATGTCTGTCGTGAGGTGGACTGAGTGTTCAACTGGGAGAGTTGAACAAGGATATTGTAAAGATATCCGTAATTGGTTCACGCGTCAGATGGCTTCGGCTGTCAATGTGATGGTTCTAGGTGGAGTGTGGGAACATTCCATATTTGAAGGAACGACGGTTGTGAAGGCAGCATTTGTGACATCACTGGCAAATTTGCTAATGGTGGAACTTGCTGCTCAATCAAGTGTGCGTTCTTTGTTGCGAGTTGGTGCGTTGGCAACGCATCAGGCATCGTTTGCTGCACATGCAAACATGAAAGAACAGCTAGTTATGCCATTGGTGGCAGTGCTAGTTGGTAAGTGTTTGCGTATGTGGTTGAGTGATGATGAGGAGGAAGTCGAGAAACAGGCCCAGGCAAAGAAAGTTCGAAGATCAAAGGATGATATAGAACTTCTTGTCGAGGATGCTGTTGCTGATGTGGAAGCCAGTGGAACAAAAGTTGAGTTCACTGGGATCGCCAAGCAGCTGAAGAGTGCTGGCGGTCTGGCCCAATCTGCAATTGCGCTTGCAACTTTGACTACCCTGGTGTCGGGTGTTGCTCATAGGATGTATGAGAGATACTACGGTAGTGAAGTTACGGATGCGATTGCAGAAGGATATGCGTTGGTGAGGAAGTACGCAGTGATTGATGCGCAGGAAGTGCCATCAAACAAGGTGAGAGATTTCCATGCTGTTGTTAGCATTACGACGATTCTCGCACGTGCACAGCGTGCAGGAAATTCGTCCGTACGTGCAATAATAACGGATTTGGAAAAATTGAGGAGTAGACTGGTGTCCACAATGAAGATGGGTGCTGATGTTAAACCATTCATGATTTTCCTCACTGGAGAAGCACGAATTGGCAAGACAACAGGACTACCTTTGATGTGGGTGGCCGTTACGCGTGGAATGCAGAGAGCTGGAATGAATGTTGAGAAATGGGAGGCATCCCATGTTTTCGACATGTCGTTCAATCGATCTTTTCCTGGTTCATCTTATATGGGTGAGAGATTGTTCAATCTCGATGATACACTCCCTATGTTTAAAGAGGCAGATTCCTCAGAGTCTGAGGAAATGTGTCTCAATTTATTTGGGGGGAAAGTTGTTGAGTTTCAGCCTGCCGCGTGTGAACTGAAAGGTTGCATATACGGCAAAGCTGATGGTGTCATTGCAGTGACCAATTCTGAACAACCACCGTTGATGAAAGACTTGCAGAAACAATATGCATATCTGAAACGGTGGAATCTATTTATCAAAGCCAAAGGCCATGAAGGCGATGGCCCTGTCAAACTTACCTATGTGATAGGTAAGTTGGAGGACAAGGTCGTGCGCTATGGCACAGAGGCAATTGGTACGGTAGAGTTGCTCAAGTTGATCGAACAGATGACATTTGAACATTTCAAGTCGTCTAGTGGTGTCCATGTCACGCAACAAGTTAAACATGTTGCCAGTTTGGCAACACCTGTGACTAGTTACAAAGAGATGGTCGAATCCATTAGAGACTATACAAACCTAACAAGGTTGAACCGGAATAAAGTTCCGAATGACGATTTCAGCTACGATGAGGAAGATCGTGGTGTTGGGGCCAAGGAGGCCCAAGGTAAAACGATGAAGAGTAGTGATGTACCATCTTCGTCCCGACCTTTTTGGTCGTGGCGTAAGAGTGCGGTACCCCAAGGTGGGGTCACCGAAATGGTACATCCATCTCTTTTTGAATTGCCTGATCCAACAGAGGTGGTTGAGGATGATGAGAAAGTTGAGTTTTCGTTTACGAATTCGTTGGCTTCACATTTAGCAACTGAATATTATGTAACTGAGTCGAACTTGCCAAGGTGGCTGTTCAATTTGCGTTACCAACCTTATATTCGTCTTTTATCCAGCAATGTTGGATTGACGCGTTTTGAGGAATGGTACGCACCTAAGTTACACATTTCAGGCTCCTTTGCCCAAGAAAAGAGGCTAAAGAAGTATGTGAATCCCGAGTTTGCAAACAAAGGTCAAGTTTTGTGGCTCAAAATTCTTGCTTTCATTGGAGCAATGTCAGCTTTACTTATTGGCGTAAGGTACGTCGGTATGTGGAGTCAGTGCAATGATGAAGATGAGAATGATGAGCAGTCTAACCCACAGGTTAGAAATGCGAGGAACAAAACAGCAGCGAAGTACGTTACGAGGGCTAAAGTTGGTCCGGCAGTCAAGGAAGGGCAAGGTGCTCTAATTGAAGATGCAGTCCCTAAGAAGATTGCAGGCCGGGCGAAAGCTGTAGCTCGTGGTGTTGTGCAAATTATCGTTGGTAAAACTGAATGTAATGGTGCATCAGTGGGTGAGCGGGAACTTTTGGTTCCTTATCATGCACTGTGTGATGCACAACGTTACAGTGATGTTGACGATCGACGGTTAGTTGTTGTTACAGAGGGTTGTGCTACAATCTTGTGTGGTGACTTGCGTGAGGCAGTTGTGGCTATAACTGAATCTGATGATTTGGCGATTATCAGAACCTCACGTAAGCATGGTATACCAGTTATATTGAATCAGTTTGTTATGGACTGGACCAATGTTAACACAGACTTTGCAACCCTAGTCAATTCTAAAGGGTTACAAACGACTGTGCAACTGTTATACCAAGATACCACGCAGTATCGTAGTACGACCGCTCCCGATGGTGTGCGTGTTGTGGCGGATGTTGTTGAGTATGAGTGGCAGGGCGCCGTGCATGGGGCATGTGGTACACTTCTTGTTGTAGAAGAGGGTATCATAGGATTCCATTTGTATGGCGTTGCTGGTGCTGGACGTGGGTGTGGTGGAGCCAAGCTTGTGTCGAGATCGGATGTTTTGGGTCTTCTAACTGGTGGCGTCACGCTTGGGGATTCACGTCTCCAAACATTTGATGAAATCGTGTTGGGAAATCCAAAAGAGCCTGGTTTTGCCCGTGACTTTTTCCGGACAGAAATGTCTGGTTTAGGCTTGGGTGCTGGGTTCTCCAGTTTGACACGTAATATGTGTGCAGCTGGTTGTTTAATTCTTGGTGGGGTTAAGCACAAAAAACCAGCAAGGATGGGTTGGTTTACTGATACTGATGGTTGTGTGAGGCACCCTGTTGTAGAGGGACTCGCATATCTAGTTGAAGCAAATCGACGCGTTCTTGTTGAACCATCAAATCTTTCCATTGGTTCGCTGTTCAAGAAATGGGGAAATGTTACATTCAGAGTTCTCACAAACTCTGAAATTGTTACAGGAGCCCGGGACTTGTATGTCGAACCGATGGATCTTACCACGTCCACAGGCCTTATGTCATTTGGCCATCGCACGCGTAAAAGTGTTGTGATTAAAGTGAGAAATGGAATTGTTGAGTACCAACCCACGCTTTTGAGCGTGTTCACGGAGGTTGATACAAAGATACGCCAAGGTAAACCACTGGCTGAAAGTGCCAGTCCTTTCGATTTTGCCAGTTTGGCAAGTGAGAAAGATGAGACAATTGAAGAAGGAAAAGAGACACGAGTGTTCTATATGTGTCCTCTTATTCTTCTAATGTTGTTGAGGAAATACTTTGGTGCATTTTTGTGTGCGCCGTTGAGTGATCCCGTTTCATTTGGAATGGGTGTTGGCACCAATCCCCTGGCTCATTGGCCCTTGATGGCTGAGGAGTTGGGAGTTTCTGTAGTATCACTTGATTTCAAGAAACATGATCTGCGGGTACCAAAGTGGTTGAAGAAATTCTTCTACGATAATTTGGCAGACTTTCTGTGTTCACATCTGGATGATGATGGTGACCGGAAAGCTACTCGTGCGTTATGTGACTTTTTGCAGAGTGTGTACGTGGTGTTTGGAACCTCCTTATTCTGTTTCAATGATGGTTTCTTGTCAGGGATCTATGGCACAACTGTGTTTGCAGGTCTCATGGTAAGAATTCTCATTGCCAGAGTATTGGTGGATTTGGGTCGATTTTCAACTATGACCGAGGCGTTGGACTACATAAATCTGGGTGGTGTTTACCACTATGGTGATGATTTTGTGGCCCATGCTGCGTTAGTAGCTGGAGTTGACTTGAGTCAAATGCAGCAAATCCTCATGTTGTGGGGGTATGTTGCAACGGACGGTAGCGATAAGACGAAGCCACCACAAGTTGTTCCACTTGTGGAGGCCGAATTCATCGGACGTGGTTTCCGACCTGAGGCTGGTAGGTGGTTTGCACCACTGAAAGCTAAGTCGTTGGTAACTATACCCGATTATCGTTCAAGTGATAGTACAGAATCTGATTTTGTACTGTCCGCGGGAGCGTCCATCATATATGAACTGTCGATGTATGGTGAACAAATTTTTGAAGAGGAGAGGTTGAACTTTTTGAGTGCTGTCAAGCAGTTGCACTTGTATCCACCGTCATGGTGGTACAAAGAGTTGTCAGCTGTTCGTAGGCGCTTAGAGGAGGCTGGTGGAGCAGGGCTCTACACAAACCCGTGTTCGGACGGGCGTCCCATGGTACAGGCTGAGG